TAAGCCGATGGCGAACATCAACCGGTTTAACGGGCCGCAACTTGTCAGTTTTGCTGATATCGCGGCGCCGTCGTCGGACAAGCTGACGAGCCTGAACCAGACCGCAGGCACAATCCCACAGGGCACGATCACGGTCGGCGAGTATGTCGTCTGCATCACGTCCAACGCTACGCCTGGCACGCAAACCACGCGCACGGCGGCGCAGATGTTCGCGGACGATCCGAACGCGTTCATCGGCTACGGCTACACCCTGCGCATCGCCAACAGCGGCGCGGGCACCCTGACGCTCGCTGGCGGGACGGGCGTGACCGTGACCGTAACCGCGACGGTTGCGACGACCACATGGCGCGATTTCAACGTTACGTATGGGGGCACCGAAGCGAGCCCCACCGTGACGATTACGAACATCGGCCTTGGCACCTACACCTGATGCGCAAGCCGTTCCTGATGGGGACGACGGCGCTCGTTCTCACGATGGGACGGCTGGCGGGCGCGACGCACAAGGCCGCTACCGCCCCGGCGACGGGCACGTAGCGCGCGGCGCGGGGCGTGGTGGCCCTGCGCGCGGTGCGGGGTTGTGGGGTGCCTCTACGGGGCGCGGACGGCAGCCAAAGTTCACGCCGCAGACGCAACCGCCGGGCGAACACAAGGGCGAGGGCAGAGTGACGCGCAAGGAGTTCCGCGAGAAGCTGACGGAGCGTCTGGATCGTGTGGTGCAGGTATACGACGCCGCGCTAACCGACCCAGACGCTCGCGTTGGCCTGACTGCGGCCAAGCAGATTAGCGCCGAGTTGTGGGGTGCGCCGACGCAGCCTGTGAGCGGTCCAGAGGGTGGTCCGGTGCAAACAAATTTGACGGTTTCGTTCGTCAAGCCCAATGCCGCTGGACAGCGCGAAGATTGAGTTCCCGGAAAAGCTGGAAACGCTTTTCCATCCGGGGCGATACAAGGTTCTATATGGCGGACGCGGCGGCGCTAAGTCGTGGGGTGTGGCGCGGGCGTTGCTGGTGCAGGGCACGATGCAACCGCTTCGCATCCTTTGCGCCCGCGAAATCCAGAAGTCCATCACGGACAGTGTTCATCGCTTGTTGGCCGATCAGGTTGAGGCAATGGGCCTGACCGGCTTCTACGAAGTGCAGCAGACCACGATCAAGGGCGCGAACGGGACGCAGTTCATTTTCGCGGGCCTTCGTCACAACATCAACAACATCAAGTCGCTAGAAGGCGCCGATCGCGTTTGGGTTGAAGAGGCGCAGACGGTTTCCAAGGCATCGTGGGAGAAGCTAATCCCCACGGTGCGGAAGCCTGCTTCGCAAATCATCGTGACGTTCAACCCGGAACTCGACACAGACGAGACGTTTGTCCGGTTCGTGCGCAACACGCCGCCCAACGCCGAGGTCGTCAAGATCGACTGGCGCGATAATCCGTGGTTCCCCGAGGAATTGCGGGTGGAGATGGACCACCTTAAGGCCACGGACGAGGACGCTTACCTCAACATCTACGAAGGCCACTGCAAGCAGGTTCTGGACGGCGCCATCTACGCCAAGGAGATCAAGTCGGCGACGCTGGAGAACCGCATCACGAGGGTGCCTTACGAGCAGACGAAGCCGGTTCACACGTTCTGGGATTTGGGCCGCGCGGATGCCACGTCGATTTGGTTCGCGCAGATCGTGGGCTTTGAGTTCCGGGTCATTGACTTCTACGAAAACCGGGGCGAGGCACTGAAACACTACCTCAAGGTGTTGCAGGACCGGCCATACGTTTACGGCGATGATTGGCTCCCTCACGACGCGGAAGCCGAGTTGCTGGCGTCCGAACGCACGATTGCCCAGCAGATGCGAGCGGCCGGGCGGACGGTGCGGATTACGCCGAAGATCAAGGTTGGCGATGGGATTGACGCCGCCAGGTCTATGTTTCCGAACCTGTGGTTTGACGCCGAAAAATGCACGGACGGGCTGAACAGCCTGCGCCGTTATCGCTACGACGTGGATCCGGAGACGGGGCAATACAGCAAAAACCCGCTGCACGACGACGCAAGTCACGCGGCGGATGCGTTCCGCTACATGGCTGTGGCATTGCGAGAGAAGAAGGCGCCTCAGATGCCAAAGCCCGCGTTCCGCCCGGCTGTGCGAGGGACTAACGCATGGCTCGCCTGAGCGACGACGAACTTCTGAAGCGCATGGATGAGGATTTCCAGCGCGCGCAGGATTGGGAAAGCCAGGCGCGCCAGAATTTCCTTGCCGACATGAAGTTCGGCAACGGCGACAGCCGCAACATGTGGCAGTGGCCGGACGATGTGCAGGCGGTGCGGAACGCGCCGGGCCAGCAAAAGCCGATGCTGACCATCAACAAGACGGCGCAGCATTGCCTTCAGATCATCAACGACGCCAGACAGAACAAGGTCGGCATTGAAATCCGCCCGGTTGGCGGCGAGGCGACGGAACACGCTGCGGAACTGTATGAGGCGCTGATCCGGGGTATCGAATACCGCAGCAACGCGACGCTGGCGTATGAGGCGGCGATGTATACCGCTGTGTTCGGGGGCATCGGCTATGTCCGCGTGCATGTGGACTACTGCGACGAGGACAGTTTCGATCAGGACGTATTTATCAAGCGCGTGGCGGACCCCCTGACGGTCTACCTGGACCCGGATATTCAGGAATACGACGGCTCGGACGCGCGCTATGGGTTTGTATTCGAGGAGATGCCGCGCCGCGAGGCCGAGGCCAAGTATCCCGAATATAAGGGCGAGTTCAGCAACGCGGGCGGCGACGGCAACACGCCTTGGAACGGCAAAAGCCATGTCCGGGTTGCAGAATACTTCTGGCGTTCCGAAAAGCGCGATACGCTGATTGCGCTGATGCCGGAAGCCGGTCTGGGCAAGCGGAATGTCCGCAAGTCTGAAATCGCAGCCGAAGTGTATCGCACGCTGAAGGACGCTGGGGTTATCGAGAACGAGCGCCCCATCGTTGACCAGACGATAAACTACGCCAAGCGCATCGGCGATAAGCTCGTTGAGCGGAAGGATTGGCTTGGAAAATACATCCCCCTAGCTCGGCTTGTCGGGCAGGAAACGGTTGTGCAAGGTCAGCTTGACCGCAAGGGCCATGTGCGGGCGCTGTTGGACCCGCAGAAGATGTATAACTACCACTCGTCCGGTTCGGTCGAGTTCGTGGCGTTGCAGACGAAAACGCCATGGCTTGTGGACGCACGCGCGATTGAGGGCAACGTTGAGGCGTGGACGGAAGCCAACGTCAAAAACGCTGGCGTCCTGATCTTCAATGGCGTGGACGAGAACGGCAACCCGGTGCCGGTGCCGCAGCGTATCCAGCCGCCACCGCCTGCCAGCGGGCATATCGAGGGGATGCAGGTCGCGCAGCAAGAAATGATGTTGGTTTCGGGCCAGTATCAGGCGATCATGGGCGCGCCGAGCAACGAGACCAGCGGGAAAGCGATCAACGCGCGGCAGCGGCAGGGCGACAACGCGACGTATCACTTCATCGACCACCAGGCGTTGATGATCCGCTATCTGGGACGCATCATTCTAGACCTAATTCCGAAGGTCTACGATACCGAGCGTGTCATTCAGGTCATTGGGCGGGACGACACTAGGTTTAAGGTTCAGATCGCTCCGGGGGCGACGCAGCAGGACGGCTCGCCGTTGGTGGCCGAGAAGAAGCAAGACATGGACGACGCGTCGTTTGATGCCGAGACCATCGCGGCGGTTCTGAACCCCGCTGTTGGCAAGTATGACGTGATCAGCGACGTTGGTCCGAGCTACGCGACGCAGCGGCAGGAGGCGTTCAATGCATTCTCGCAGTTGATCGCGCAGAACAAGGAAGCGTGGGCTGTCGTGGGCGACCTGTGGGCGAAGTCGGCGGACTTCCCCGGATCGGAACAACTGGCAGACCGGCTTTACAAGCTGTTGCCTCCTGCGGTGAAGGGCGGTCCGTCGCCTGTTGAGCAAGACCTGACGCAGAAGTTGCAACAGATTTCGCAGGTTGCAAACGCGGCGGTATCGGAGTTGCAGCAGAAGTTGGCCGAGGCTGAACAGAAGTTGAAGGACCAAGAGGAAGACCTTCGACGCAAGGACTACGAGGCCGAGACGGGGCGGATTGCAGCCATCGGGAAGATCGACCCAGAGGGCATCAAGCCGCTTGTGCGTGAGATGGAGTCGCAGGCCATGGGTCAACCGATTGTGCCGCTGATGCACCAGCACGCGGCAGCGGATCGGGCGATGCGGCCGCAGCCGGTGGCCCCTGAGATGGAAGCATCCAATGGCCCTTAACGCCCTTCCCTACGATCCCGCATTGTTCGGCACGTCGGCGGGGGCATCGCAGATGCAGCGGCTGTATCCGCAGTGGATGACAGACGCGAAGAAGCGCGGAATTGGCGTCGGGCAAGATTTTACGGCCACCGTGCCGGGGCTGATTGCGATCCCGAGCGGGCCAATGACGGAGGCGACGCAGCCCGTATACGGCTACCAGCCGCAGCCGGATACGTTGGACCCGTTCGGGGGCGCTCCGGCGCGCGGAGGCAACATGGCCGAGGGCGGAGGGGCGAGTGGTGCGCTTGGCGCCGAGCCGTCCGCGCCGACTTCCGGCGGTTTGGCGGACTTTTTGGCGAACTTCGGAATTACCAATCCGGGGTATGGCGCGCCGTCCGCGCCGACGTATGACGGCACGTATGGCCCGCAACTGACCTACGACGGCACTTACGGGCCGCAGTTGTCCTATGACGGTTCTTACGGCCCGCAGATGCCAGGTGCCGCGCCTGCTCCGTCCTACGATGGTTCGTATGGCCCGCAGACGCAGGGCGCTAGCACGATGAGCGGTGGGCAGACGGATGTGGACGCGGAAGGCGCGGCGTCAGCCGCCAGCGCCAACGGCCCCGGAAGCCCGGATGCGGCCAGCGTGGAAGGGTTGTTTCGCGGCGGCGTCGTGACCCGCAACCGACTGACCGGACCGAACCCGCCCGGCCCCGACGACGGATACGCGGCGTTGAACGCTGGCGAAGGCGTGCTGACGAAGAAGGCGATGGACTACTACGGAGCCGACTTTCTCCGCCGTTTGAACAAGTTGCAGGTGCCCAAGGGGCGCTAAGCAGACTTTGCCTATCACGGAATAACGCCAATTCCTGTTGTGTATCACGGGCGGCGGTTTCGTGAGAGACAAACCGAACCCGGCGGTTCCGGGATGTGACGCCTTCGGGCGATAGGACACCACATGAGCGAAACGCTTGAAACCGCCACGCAGGGCGGGGCTGAGACTGCGATTGCCGCCGATACGACCACCCAGCCCACCGAGACGGCACCGGGCGAAACCGCACAGCAAACCGAGACCGCGACTACTACCGAGGAACCCCAAACCGAGGAACAGCCCAAGCGGCGCCCGTGGTTTGAGAAAGTCATCGCGGAGAAGGCACACGCTGAGCGTGAGGCAAAGCGACAAGCGGACTACTGGCGTCAGGTTGCGATGCAGTCCCAGCAGGGACAGCAGCCTGCCCAGCAGCCCGCGCAGGGCGTTCCCGAGGGGTATATCCCCGTTTCGGAACTGCCTCGCATCCAAGCGCAGATGGCCGAGGCGTCGCAGTTCCACGCGACGTGCGACGCCATCGCGGACACAGGGGCCGAAATCCCTGGCTTCTCAGACGCAGTGTCGCGTTTGGTAACGCTCGGGGTCAACACGCAAAACCCGTCTGATCCTGTCATGCAGGTTGTGACGGCGCTTGGCGTGAAGGACGGCGCTGCCGCATTGGCGGCGCTGGGCAACGACCCTGACGAGGCGCTTCGGATCGCTCGCCTGCCTCCGACGAAGATGGCCGTTGAGGTGCTGAAGTTGGTAAACAAGCCCGCTCCCGCGCCGAAACCCGTAAGCCGCGTTCCGCCGCCTGTCACCCCGCTCGGCGCCAATCGCGCCGAGGCTGGGGGCGAACCTGACGCCAAACTCAATCCCGAGGCTTGGACGAAATGGTTCCTTGAACAGCGCCGGAACCGGGGACGCTAAGGCGCGCGCCCGCGACGCTCAACCCTCAAAGCGGCCTTAGGCAAGCCGCCCCGCCCCGTCGCGATGACGGCGCATTCACGAAAGTGAGCCTCCCATGGCCAATACTCTTCTTAACGTTGACCAGATCACCAACGCGGCGTTGGCGATCCTGCACCAGAAGCTGAACTTCGTCGGCTCCATCAACCGGCAGTATGACAGCGCATTTGCGCAGGAAGGCGCCAAGATCGGCTCCAGCCTCCGTATTCGCCTGCCGAACAAGTTCACCACCACGACCGGCGCCGCGCTGAGCCTGCAAGACGTCCAGGAAACCAACACGACCCTGACCGTGGCGACGCAGCGGCACGTTGATACCGTGTTCACCAGCGCGCAGCTTGCGTTGAACATCTTCGACTTCGAGCAGCAGGTTCTTGAACCTGCGATGGCACAGCTTGCCGCCAGCATCGAGGCCGACGCACTCAGCATGCTGACCAGCGTCTACAACACGGTTAACGGCGCCGGTTCTGCGCAGACGCTGCGCAACGTGCTCCAGGGCCGCAAGGTGCTGCGCGACAACCTCGCCCCCGCCGGAACGCTGATGGCCCGCATCGACACTCAGTCGAATGTAGACCTCGTGGACAGCCTCAAGGGGCTGTTCCAGTCCTCGCAGCAGATCAAGCGCCAGTATGAAGAGGGCGTTATGGGCGTTGGCGCCGGCTTCGAGTTCGCCGAAAACACGCTGCTTCCGTCGTTCACCTTCGGCGCGCGCAACGCGGCGTATCTGACGAACTCGGCGGTGGCGCAGACGGGCTCCAGCCTGATCGTGGATACCGGGGCGAACGCGATGGCACTTGGTGACGTGTTCACCATCGGAGGCGTGTTCCGAGTGCATCCCGAAACCAAGGTCAGCACTGGCGTCCTTCAGCAGTTCGTGGTGACTGCGGCATACGCGGGTGGTGCTGGCTCCGTGAGCATTGCTCCGGCCATCGTGGCGTCTGGCCCCTACCAGAACGTCAGCAACGGCGCTGCGGACAACCAGGCTCTTACCTTCGTGGGCGCCGCATCGGCCACCACGCAGCAGAGCGTATGCTACCACAAGGACGCGTTCGCGTTCGCGACGGCGGATCTGGTCATGCCGGAAGGTGTTCATTTTGCGGCGAGGAAGGTGCAGGAAGGTCTCAGCCTGCGCATCGTGCGACAGTATGACATCAACAACGACCAAATCCCGTGCCGTATCGATATGCTGTATGGCTACAAGGCCATCCGGCCTGAGATCGCCTGCCGCGTGCTGGCGAACTGATCCAACGCCATGACCCCGGTTGAACTCATCCGGCTGATCCTGAGGGATGCCGGGGTCAACGGTGTTGGCCAGACGCCTTCGGGCGAGGACAATCAAGACGTTCTCGACACGTTGAACATGATGATGGACGAGTGGACCACGAAGCGGTGGCTCGTCTATCGCTTGGTCAACGTGTCGGCGTCCGTAACCGGGGCGCAGTCGTATACGATTGGCACCGGGGGAGACTTCAACACCACGCGTCCTGACCAGATCGCGGCGGCGTTCTTCCGATCCACTCTAAACCCTAGCCAGACCGTCGATTACGTGCTGAAGGACATCGGTTCGCGGGAAGATTACAACCGCATCGCCATCAAGACGGTTGGCACATGGCCAAGTTGGTATTGGTATGATGCGGCATATCCGCTTGGCGTGTTCTATCCGTGGCCGGTGCCGTCGTCGGGGATTGGTGAACTGCATCTTTCGATCAAGCAGGTTCTCAGCCATTTCCCCGATTTGACCACGGATATTGCGCTGCCGCCTGCCTATGTGAACGCGCTCCGATGGAACGGGGCAGTTCGGGTGCGACCCATGTATGGTCTGCCGGAAAGCCCGCAGATCATGCGTCTTGCCGCCGGTTCTCTGGCGTCTATTCGCGGGCCGAACACACAGGTTCCGTTAATGACGATGCCGGGCGGAATTCCGGTTCCTGCGCGGCGCTACAATATCTTCAGTGACACTTGGCGATAAATGCGCGTTGCCCTGAAAGGCGGCGCCTACACGGCGCGCAGCGTCATCGCCAACTGCCAACGGTGTGTGAACCTCTACGGCGAGGCGAACCCGGAAGGTGCGCCCGCGCCGTTCACCTACTACCCCACGCCCGGCCTTGTGTCGCTTGCCACGCCACCGACGCAGGACCGAGGCAGGGGGATCTACCGCGCCAGCAACGGGCTTCTCTACGCAGTGGTGGGGCAGACGTTCTACAAGGTGGGGTCTGACTTTTCCTGGACGGCGCTTGGCACGCTGGTAGACCTGCGCACCACGCCGGTTGGGATGGCGGATAACCAGACGACGTTGTTCCTCGTGGACGGCAGCGGCGGCGGATACACGCTGAACCTGGCAAGCGACACGTTCGCGGCGGTGACGGATGCGGCGTTCTACGGTTCGCCGCGTGTGGATTTCTCAGATACCTACTTCATCTTTTCCAAGCCGAACACGGCCATCTTCTACGTCAGCAACAGCAACGCGGTGGACTTCAACGCGCTGGCGTTTGCAACGAAGATCGGGGCGTCTGATCGGCTTGTGGCGACGGCGGTTGTCCACCGCGAAGTATGGCTGATCGGAGAGCGAACCACTGAGGTTTGGATCAATTCGGGCGGCTACCCGGTCCCGTATGAGATTATGAACGGCGCCTTCATCGAGCACGGATGCGCGGCGGTCTATAGCATTGCGCAAATGGGCGATGCGCTGTTTTGGTTGTCGGACGACAAGCAGGGCGGGCGCGTGGTGGTCAAGGGCCAGGGCTACCAGACGCAGCGGGTTTCGACGCACGCCATCGAGACAGCGTTGGCGGGCTACAGCACGGTTTCCGATGCCGTGGGATACACCTACCAGCAGGAGGGGCACCAGTTCTACGTGCTGACGTTCCCCACGGCGGATAAGACGTGGTGTTTCGACATGACGTCTGGCGAGTGGCACGAGCGCACTTGGCTGGACAGCAATGGGCTTGAGCACCGGCACCGGGGGATTTCGCACGCCTACTGCTACGGTCGAAACATCGTGCAGGATTGGGAAACCGGGCGGATCTACGCGTTCGACCTCAACACCTATACCGACAACGGAGATCCGATCCTGCGCCGTCGTGGCTTCCCGCATCTGGTGATGAACGGTGGCCGCGTGTTCTACCGCGAATTTTTGGCGGACATGGAAGTAGGGCGCGACGTTGGCACCACGACCAAGGGGCCGACTGGTGACGTGCTGGGGCCGGATGTGGTGGTGGACACGGCGCTTGGTGTCGAGCCTATCGCGGTGTTTCTTGGCGTGGACGACGGGCTTTCTAACGTCTACCCGTCGAAGCTGTATCTTCGGTATTCCGACACGCGCGGGCAATCGTGGTCAAACCCGATTGAGAACGACCTAGGTGCGACCGGAGAGTTTCTGAAGTCGATCCAGTTCCAGCGGCTCGGTATGGCGCGGGATCGTGTGTTTGAAGTGTTCTGGTCGGCGAACGTGCGGACGGCGCTGCAAGGTGCTTTCGTGAACGCTTCGGCGGAACATGAGGTTTCGATGTGAGCGGCACAGCGCAAGGCATCCCGCAGCGCCTGACGGCATTCGTAGACCCGCGCACGGGCCTTGTGTCGGATACGTGGTGGCGGTTCCTGCAAACGCTGTGGCAGCGGACTGGCGGGGCGCAGGCCACAAGCACGACAGACGACATCATCAACTGGCAGAACCTTGCCGACGTGCCCCCGGCCATCCCGGCGGAAGGTGCGGCTTGGTTGTCGGTGCTGATGAGCGACGCGGCGCCCCCGCCGCCCGCTGCGTTTGTGGACATCATGCAGAACGCGCCGCCTGCGGTTGGTGCGGAGATTGCCGCTTGGCTGGCGTTCCTGATGGCGGACCCGCCGCCGCCACCCCCTGAACAGAACCCGGCCCTTGTGGCCCTGATGGTGACCTGATGGCAACGATTACCCCGGCCAATCTCTGCAACAGCACGTTGACAGCTTCGGCGGCAACGTACGTGACGGCGAGCGGAACAAGCAATATCGTCATCAAGTCGGCAGTGTTCACCAATACCGACGCCAGCGCGCGGACGATCACGGTTCACCGTGTCGCGAGTGGCGGAAGCGCCACCACGGGCAACCGGGTGATTACCGCGTTCAGCCTGTCCGCCGGGCAAGCCTACGTTGCGCCGGAACTGACGAACATGGTTCTCGCGCCGGGCGAGACGTTACAGGCGCTGGCGTCGTCGGCGAGCGTCGTTAATATCCAGGTTTCGGGGTTGATTGCGTGACCTCCGTTGAACCTGTCACCCCCGGCCTGCTTTCGGCGTTTATCGCGGCGATGGACGGTGACGAGCGCGCAAAGCTGGAAGCAATCGGAGGCCGCACACTGCTTGACGGTGCGGTGGCGCAAAGCGTCCACACGTTTGCCGGCGTGGTTGATGGCGTCCCGGCGTTTGTCGGCGGAGTGATCCCGGACGACAGCCATGAAGTCGGCAAGGTGTGGATGATGGCGACGCCGCAGGTTGATCGGGCCAAGAAGTTCTACCTCCGCGAGACCCGACGCCAGGTCGGGTTGATGCTCGAAATGTTTCTGTGCCTACGGACGATGGTTGAGCAATCGTATCCCAAGTCGCTGCGGTGGTTGCGCTGGTTGGGCTTTGCATTGGGTGAACCCGTGGAATACGCGGGCCGCGTTCTGATCCCGGTGGAGCGGTGGAATGAAGTTTAGCGCCGGTCCTGCGTCGTTCTTTGAGACGGCGGTATTCGACCCTATCTCTACTCTGATCAGCGGTGGCGTTGGCCTGATCGGCGGGGCGCTGTCATCGGGTGCTGCCAAGAGCGCGGCCAGCACGCAGGCGGGGGCCGCGCAGAACGCTGCGAACCTGTCCATGCAGCAATACGAGACGACGCGAAACGACCTCGCGCCGTTTCGATCATACGGCACGACGGCGGGCAACGATCTTGTCAAGCGTCTGACGGAACTGACCGCGCCGTTCACGGCCACGCAGGCGAGCCTTGAGGCGACGCCGGGCTACCAGTTCATCCGGGATCAGGGGCTCAAGGGCGTGCAGAACGCCGCCGCCGCCAAGGGGTTGGGGATCAGCGGGGCCGCGCTCAAGGGCGCTGCCGACTACGCCACGGGGCTGGCGGACAACACCTATCAGGCGATGTTCAACATCGACCAAACCAACAAGAACAACGCTTACAACAAGCTGTTGGGTTTGACGCAAGTTGGTGCGAACGCGGCGGCGAATACCGGACAGTTGGGCAATCAGGCGGTTGGCAACGCGACGAACGCGCTTACCAGTGGTGGGGCGGCATCGGCGGCGGGGACCATAGGGGCAAATAACGCGCTTGTCGGTGGGCTGAACAACGCCGCGAGCCTGTATCAGACATACACGCTAATGAACCGTTTGATGCCGCAGG